CGCGTGAAGATGATGTTGAATTAGCAGAGATGGAAGAACAGCAGGTATATGAGATTATCCAACGTCAGCAGGAGGTGTATAATATTAAAGAGCCTAAGCTGCCGAAAGATAAGAAATTGCATATTGATTTTCATGAGATTAACTTTCCTATTAACCAGGGTGAAGAAATTGAACGTTGGGGCTGGGAGTTTGAGCAGAATATTAGTACACCTGTTGATTACATACAATCTAAAGAGGGCTTAACCCAGGAAGAGGCAGAGGAAAGATATGTAGCTAATAAGGAATTGAATACAGAATTGAGCCCTGTGCAGAAAGCTTTTAACGAAGCTTTAAATGAACCTGAAGAAGAATGAGCCTACAAAGCATATTAAAAAGTAAAGAGAAGTTTATAGGTGATTTGCTCGATACATTCAACGGGCAATGGGAGAAGATGTCGCCAGTGCTTCAAAAGAGCTTGACGACTCTTTTTCGTTCGGGTGAGTTTTCGACGGATGCTATACAATTAATTTTTCAAGAAGCGGGTTTTAATGATTTGGTTGGTGAAGTTGCTGCTAATTATAACCAAATGTTCAAATATTCAAGACAAATGTCCCAGGAATTGGGATATAAGTTTTTACTTACAGAAAAGAATATAAAGCTATTTGATGCAGCGAATAAGTTAAACTTAGAAGACTTATTAAATGTGCGCTCTAGTATAGCAACTGACTTAAAACGATTTTATATAGAAGCCAGTCTCGAAGAGCGCACTGTTAAAGGAATTAGACAAGGCTTTGATGGATTATTTAAAAAGATGGGTAGAAATTTAGGTGCTGAGATTAGTACGGGGATTCGTTCGTATGAATCGGCTATTGACTTGAAAAGTATGGAGGCCGGTGGAATAGAGAAATTTGTGTATGTAGGCCCGTTCGATGGTAAGACAAGAGATAGCTGTTCAGCAACATTATCTAATCCGTTGCAGCAAACAGGCTGGACAGCAGCACAAGTAGAAGCTAGTGAGACGCCTTTTATTCAGAGGGGCGGCTTTAATTGTAGACACAGATGGCTGGCTTATGCTGGTGAATTTACAAGAATACAAACGGCAGTATTACCATAGGATGGCTTTTGTAAATGGCAACTAAAACAAACTTCGACAAAATAAAGCTATTTGAGCCATCCGCAATGCGGGGTTTGGCTCATAGATATGAAAGAGTATTTGACCAACGTGTATTCGAAGATGGCAAGGATTATAGAGGGAAGCAATTTCCTGAGTATAAGACAAGCTATAAAAAGCTGCTTGCGAAAGACTTTACCAAGAAAGACGGTGGTAGATACAAAGGCTATGAAGGCGGAAGTTTAACAACCGGTGGTAAAAAAGTATCTAAAAGATTGCCCGAGTTAAGAGGTATTACAAGAGATAGTTTAAAGCCTGGTAAAGTAGGCACTGATTATTTTCAATTAGTCTTTACTGGTGAAGGTGGCTTTTTAGCTGATGCTTTATCTAAGAAGGGTAGAGATTTTATTGAAGATATACCGAGTAAGGAAAAGACCTGGCTAATTAAAGAGCTTGGTAAATTAGTTGATAAGCAGTACGACAAGATACCTGATGTAATAAACTTAGGAAAATGATATGAAATATTTAATGATAGTAGTTTTATTTTTAATCAGTTGTGAGACTAATATACCAAACGCAATATATGGTAATTTATATGAGGATGATGTTTTTGTAACCATACCAACAGCTAATGAATTCCACCAGTTAAAACCGATAACGAAATTTTATTCTGATAGTGTCGATTCAGTAGATAGTAAACTAGTTATTAAAAGTTCCGGCCCTTATTACGTTGGGTTTTCTTTAAGTTTTAACACAGGGGATTTAGCTAGTTATCATATAGCAGTATTTAAGAACGATATTAAACAAGATAATTTAAGTGTTGAACGTAGCGGCGGAAGTTCTTTTGCAAATGCTGGTGCTAACGGGATATTAAACTTAAGTATGAATGATACACTAAGTATCAAAGTAAATTCAACGGGGCAGCAATTAAACTATAGTCATGTTAGTTTTTTAGTTGTAAAGGTCGGCAAATGAACCCAGTAAGAGAACTAGATAAGATTACACCAAAAGAAGGTATATATAGTCTGGCTGATTCATCTATATATGAAATATATGATCGGGCTATTGAATATTTTAATAGTGGTGTATTCGTTGAACTTGGTAGTTTCTATGGTGGTTCGTCCTATTATCTGGCTGATAAGATAAGGAAGTCTGGTAAGGATATTAAATTATATTGTGTTGATGTATGGGAAAGAATACCACGAGAAGATACAAAGATAGAATTATCAGATGGAAGATTTGCGGAATACGTTGATTTTTACAAAGATATTGAAGGCAGTATTTTTAATAAGTTTTGGGATAACGTAAAAGAGTTCTCTGATATTATAAGACCTTTACAATGTGATTCTGCGTTAGCTGCGGGATTATTTGATAAGGTTGATTTTGTTTTTTTAGATGCAGATCATTCTTATGTGGGTGTGTGGAATGATTTAATTGCTTGGAAAGATAAATGTAAATGGCTGGCAGGACATGATTATAATTTACATGTTTGGCAAGCGGTTAATGAATTGTTTAACGAAAGCGAAATTGAGAACGTACAGGAAATGAGTTTTTTGATAAAGCGCGCATAATATTCGTAGTATTTGCAACTTGTTCGTATTATACGTAAATTGTTCGTACTTTTAATAACTTAAAGGGAAATATTATGGCTGACGAGCCGGTAATTACGGATGCTCCTACTGATGAGCCTAAACAACAGGTAGTATTTAATTCACAAGCGGACTTTGACGCTGTTATACAGAATAGACTAGCTAAAGAAAAGGCTAAGTATACTGATTATGACACAACAAAGGATGAACTGGAAAAACTTCGCCAGGAAAAAAAGGAACGTGATGAGCTGGAGTTATCAGAACTAGACAAAGCAAAAAAACAGGCTGAAGAAAGCAAGCTTGAAATTGATCGGCTTAAGACTTTTGAAACAAAAGATATTGAGCGTACAAAGAAGCTTGAAGAGTCATTTGATAAGAAACTTGATGAAAGTGATTTATCAGATGAAGAGAAAGATTTATTTACTGGTTTGCCTGTTGAAAAAAAGATTCCTTTGCTTGAAAAAGTGATAGCTTCTAAAACGGTAACACCTCCCAGCAGTGCGGGTAAATATCCTGGCGTTGGTGAACCAACAAAAGAGCAAATACTTGCTATGGACAACGGGCCGGCAAAAACAATTGCCTGGACAAAGTTTAGGAATGCTGGCGGGGTATAATTTTTAAATACAAGGATGTATAATGGCTAATCAAAGTTTAGTTGCTGCCATTACTGAGTTGATCAAATGGAGGTCGTTTTAGTCAGAAATGATTAAAATTATTATCGGGCAATATCGGTGAAAGCTGAGATGCTAATACCGAGATAAACAAAAGAATTAAAAAACTTTTGTCATCGTAACGCATAGCAGGTGAAACTTGAGAAAGAATATAATCCTGCCACGAGTGTCCGGCATCTTAACAAGAAATTGAAAGATGAAAATGTATGCTGAACTTGCACGAAATGGAAGTGTAAGAACTAAAAGATAAAAAGCTTTTAGGATAACAAAATTGCCCTGAGATTACACAAGATGTGGATATGATATATCAGAATGCAGCAATAGGGCGTGGGCTCGTGAATTATCAAGAGCACCCAGGCGAAGGGGTTATAGTAGAGTTTCCAGTTTTTGATGAAGTAAGTGGATCAGCATCACCTGGAGAAGGAACTGAGCCGACGGCTCAAACGCTGAACGTGACGATGCCGACCGCGACTATGGCGAAGCGGTCAGTTTTCGTCCAGTTGTCAGGTTTGGCAATTAAAGGTGCAGGAAGCAAGATTGTTTCTCAAATTGGTGCTACAATGGGCATGGCGAAAGCCAAACAAGACGACGCCCAAATTTTTTCGATTGTTACGGCCACGACGGATTTCTCGAGTTCTGTGGGTGCAACAAATACAGCAATGTCAATTACAGTTGCTTTGGCTGGTTTGTTGTTAATTCAACAGGCAGAAGTTGCAGAAACTATTAATTGCGTGGTTGATGCTAATGGATATAATGATATTCGTACAGGCTTGTTACCTGTAGCAAATGACGATACAATAACAGGTGCATTAACAGATACAGTTTCAATTAACGGTTTGGCTTCAAGAGCTTACGGAATGAACTGGTATGTAACAGAGCGTATCGGCTCAGGTACTGTAGATGCCACAACTGAAGTAACAAATGGATTGATTTTTGTTAAGTCAGCTATTGGTTATGCACATGCTTGGAGTCCTGGGAATAATGGGCTTGAGATAGATAGAATAGCATCTTCTGATGTTAGCAATCTTATCTTGAACTATTATGATTCAGCAATTGTTACTAAGCCTACAGGAATAGTAAAAGTAGCTTACGTATAGGGGTTTGAATGAACCAAGTAAAAAAAACTGGAGCTGTGAAAACGGCTCCTTTTAACGTTGATAAATTAACCGAAGATCAATTAGAACTGGCTGTCGAAAAATGGTGCGGTGTTCATCCCAGGTATATGTGGTTTAGAGGGGCATCGATCGATATTGATCAGTATAAGCTTTCAATGGATGGCATAAATTGGCCAGGGTTCGTGGAGAAGAAGTTTCAACCAAAATAAGGAAGTTTTTTGAGACATAAGAATATAGTTGTATTTATCCCAAAGGCTGGTTCAAGGCCAAGCTATGATGCAAAATTTGTTGAATCATTCATAGCGGCTAAAGACTATCTGCATGCTAAAGCTAGTGAAATTCCTTTTACTTTTACTATTAGTCAATATTTTAGCCATACTTTTCCAATTGATGCTAATCGAAATGAATGCATTTCTATGGCCATAAAGAATGATATTGATTTATCCATCTTCTTTGACACTGACCATGTTATTCAAACAGATACATTATTGAAACTAATTAAACACGATCTTCCGGTAGTCGCTGGTGTTTATTGTAGCAAGGGTGAGCCATTTCCTCCTGTTGTTTATAGAGAGAATGATGGTAGTGTTGATTTTGATCTATTCAATGTCATTTACAAGATAGGTGATAAATCTATTTATGAATATGAAGATTTATTCCCTGCTGATATGGTTGGCGGTGGATGTTTTGCAATTTCTTTAGATGTATTAAAGAAACTTAAAAAACCATACTGGAAGTATAGACCATTGCCGCAAGGATTGTTAACAGATGATGATAAGCAAGCTTTTAGTGGAAATACTGAGCTGGAGCGAGAGCTAGAGGAGACTTTAAAAGATTGGTTGCCGGATACTAGATTTAAGATTGAAAATGATGTTCATAGTGCTACGGAGGATGTCTGGTTTTGGCGCAATGTTAGACAGGCTGGTTATCAGTTGATGGTAGATCCTACTATAGTTTTACCTCATGGGCCTATTGATATGTGGGTAGATAAAGCAGTCTCAGAACATTGGTACAAGATGCGTGTTGAAGGTGCTGACAAATTGAGTAATTGTACGATACCAGATCCTAAAAAGAATGGAAAGCATGCAAAAGCACAATCAACTAAAGGATAATTTAGAGAGAGTAAAGGCAAAGTCTAAAGAAAGCTATATGAAGGAGAATCATACAGCAATGCCAAAGAAGATGCAAAAGAAGGAAGAAAAGGAATTGAGAAAAGCTGCAGTACATGCTGAGTCAAAGCTTCATGGGGTATGGAACCAGGAGAAGAGTAAAGCTATAGATGATTCAAAACGTCCTGAGTTTGGTTGTTATTTTGGTGGTGTTAATTTTGATAAAAATGGAAAGATCATAAGATGAAATTTTTATATTTAATATTTATTGCTAGTTTCTTATTCGCACAGGGAAGGCCACAAACAAATGTATTATTCCCGTCTGGTCAGGATAGTATTTTAGAAACAGGAGCCTCGGACACATTACAATATCGTTTAGGTATTGGTGGTAAATGGAGTGCTTACTATACGCTGACAGAAACAATTACAACAGCAGAAAAAGTTGCAGAGACGAATGAGGTAGTTGATTTGAGCGGTGATAGTAATTGGCAATGGGCAGAATTTGTACAATTAAAGATATATAACGGAGCCAGGAATATAACGAGTAATGTTTTCTATATAGGTGATAAGGCTGGAGCTGTTACGGCAATACTAGTTCCTGATTCGGTTAATGCAAATATTTTACTTTATACTAATAGTATTATAGGCGGGAACTGATGAATCAGAATGAACGGAGTTCATAATGCCTTACTGTAATATCACAACGGATTTACAGGATCTGTATAGAGGAAATTCAGATTTTACTCTGAAGCGCGAAGTTGAAAACTGGACGGCTACAAGCGGACAATCTAATACTTATGAAAAAGCTTTTGTAGGCTATACGGGTAACTGTTGGGAAAATGGAAATAAGCTTACTGTCAAAACAAGTATTGCTGAGGTTGAAGCTGCTGCTGCAAGTTGGTGGTATGATAGTGCTACTGATATAATTTATATCCATCCAACAGGAAGCGGTGATCCGGCTGATTTTACTATCGAGATAGGCGTAGACCATGAAGACATGCTAACACGTTGCAGAAATCGAGCAATGTCTCGCATGGATGCTTGGTTAAATAAGATAATGATTACACCTCTTATTGAACGTGAAGTAGATGATCATTTCACGGGTGGTTATGAAGAGCCTCTTGTGACTGCTTGTGCTGCACTTACTCTTTACTATGCTATTAATCAGCGTGATCCACATGATGAAGATGCGCTTACTTTGTATAAGATGGCCTGGAACCCTGAGCCTTCAGATGATGCTGATGACAATGAAGTAAAAGGTATCATCAACATGTACTTAGAAGGCGACTTAGTCAGGGTTGACGACGTTTCGCCTCGCGAATCCGGTAATTACAATATCTTTCCTAACTCAAGCAACACGACAGCCGAGCCAGGTATACAACTCGAAGGAAATTTTACGGGCAGTACTTTCCAGATGTGGCGTATAACGATAACAACCGGCGGTGCTCCTGATGGTACAATGATTTGGAAGTTCTCAGATGATGATGGTACTACAGATACACGTACAAGTATAACAAGTAAGACAACAGGAACGAGTAATTTATTTGAAACAGTTTCGGGTGCTATTAAAGTAAAATTCACAGCTTCGACTTATACGGCTACAGATTATTGGCAGATTCAGTTATATCCGATGGATAGCACTTTAGAGCAGGGAAGCAAGATAGGGAGTATTACTCTTTGCAGGTAACGTAACCAGTGTGCAAACAATGCAATGAATAATATATAACAAGGATGTTTTTTTTAAGGACATTAATATGAAAGTAACAGCAAGCCCAAGTTTTAATCAATATCGTATGATAGTATTAGGCTTGGAGAAAAAGGAATTTAGAGATTTGCAAAAGGGTAAAGTTATAGATGTTAAGAAAGACTTGGTTGATAAGAACCCTGATGCATATATAGAAGTGAAAGGAGCCAAGGATGGCAGCACCAAACAGTCCGTACAAAGTTAGATGGGGATTTTCTGAGGAGACAACTTTTGGGACAGCCATTGCAGATGGCGGAACATTTACCTGGCTTGAAGGGCCGCCGCCAACAGTTGATTATGGTCTAACAGATGACAAGACTATCAAGTACAGAGGCTATCAATCAGCCGACACGAATGACTCATTTACAACTACGGCAGGCGGTACGGTTGTTATTAGTTTTAGTGATGTTGTAGTAAGGCAAGATGATGCAGCTATATTGCTTTATTCAGTTATGCAGAATATGTCAGAGGCGGCTGGGTCACCCTTCCAAAAAGACTTAACCTGGGCAAGTGGATTTACAGCTCCTGACTTTGGGGCTAATGCTGGTTTATTCCATACTGTAGGTATTTATGATGTTGTCGCAAGCAATCATAGAAAGTTTACAAGTTGTGTTTTACGCAGCTTGACATTAAGCGCAGACTTAACGGGTGATGGCAGATTAAGAGCTTCGGGTGAATGGGTAAGTGGATTTACACCAAGCACTACTGCCAATTTCTCTGGTACATGGGCACCAAGCGCACAAGCTTATTTTAATTTTTCAGCACCAACAACTAAAACCATAGGCGGAACGAATGCGTTAATGTCTGCTTTTGAATTAACATTCAATAACAATATAGTTCGAGTAGGTAATGATTCAAGTGGTAATGCGGAGACGTATTCTTTGGGCGAACTGGAATTAAGCGGATCTATTACAGCTTTATATGATGCTGGAACTGATGGACAAACGACTGCATTTCTAGCCGGTACAGCAACGCCTATTATTTTAATTCATGGTAGTACTGGCGTTGATCCTGCTTTTTTATGGAGAGCGGATAAGTGCGAATATACTGGCAATGATCAGGATTATGGCAGCACGGCTAGGATGGTTACGATGCCATTTAAAGCACTGCTAGACACAAGCTCTACAGCACAAACTATTATTGAAGTATCAGACGCTATAGATAGAACATGGTAAAATTATCGACAGGAAAAGAATTAGAGCTAAAAGAACTTAACAGAGCAGATGCCAGGAGTTTAAAATACGCGTCTGCTTTAGGCTTTGATCCTTTTAAGAATAACTATTTTGATAGAGCAGCCTTGTTAGGTACAGGGCTAAAGCTTGATGAGCTTGAAAAAACTTATAGTGACGAGGAAATAATAGAAATAGCTGGATTAGTCTTTGAAAAGATGACTCTTTCTGATACGCAAAAAAAAAGCTAATCATAGCTATCTGGGCCTCGGTGTTTGAAACCGAGTTTCAAGAAAAAAGAGCGAACGGAGAGAATTTTTTAAATGAGACTGACAGCGAAAAACTATATTTCACCTACCTTATACAATGTTCTGATTGGGCATTTATTTTTGATTCAGATATTGATGAGATATTCGATCGTTTTGCTATGCATAAGCAGGGGATATTTTCGTTTGGGAATATATACGATGAACTTCCAAACTGGTGGTGTGACGCGCTCAATTTACTCAACTCCGAAGAGAACAAAGCTATTAAAGCAAGAAGGCGTATAGAGAAATGACGCAAAAAAAGAAGATAATATTACAGGCCGAAACTAAAGGTGTAAAACAGGCTGAAGGCCAGTTTAAAAAATTAGGCGGTTCTATATCTAAAGCTGGTGCAATAATAAGCACCGTTTTTGCTTCTGCTGCTCTTATGGGTGCTGCTCGTCTTTCAAAGATGGCTGCAACTGCTGAGGGTGTAAAAAACGCCTTTGATAAACTCAACAAGCCTGGTCTATTAGATGAATTAAGAAAAGCTACCCGTGGCACAGCAACAGACTTTGAATTGATGCAGCGTGCGGTTGGAGCAGCTAATTTTAAAATTTCATTAGAATCTTTACCTAAGCTTTTAAAGTTTGCTCAAATGCGAGCAAGAGACACGGGTGAAGAGGTTGGCTATTTAGTTGAAAGTATCATTACTGGTATCGGTAGAAAATCACCTTTAATTCTTGATAACTTAGGCTTATCAGCTATACAGGTTAGGGAAGAATTTAAAAAGACCGGTGATATGGCAAAGGCTGTTGCTAATATCATTGATGAAGAGTTTGAGAAGAATGGTGAAAGTGCTGAAACTATCGCTGATAAATATGATAGAGTTGCCGTTTCCTTTGATAAAATACAACGTTCAACAGGTGATTTAATAAATAAATCTGTTGAAGCTACTGGTGTTCTAGATGAACAAACTGGTGCGCTAGAAGAATTAAATACGGTTATTACAAATATTGCCGATCCCTTCGCTGCTTTAGTTGGTTTTTTGTTTGAAGCTCAAAAGTGGGCGATGAAAATGTTGCCCGGAATAAGTGGCTTAATAACGTTATATAAGCTTTTGGGTTTAGAAACAGCCAAAACAGTAGAAGCAACCGATGATGCTATTGATGGTATGCGTAACTTTTGGGACATAACGAATGATGTTACGGATGCCACAAAAAAAGAAATGGGTGCTGTTGAGGCTATTTGGGCAGCAGAACAAAAAAGGCTAATAGCTTTACAAAATTATAGTGAAGTTATTATCCCCCAGGTAATAGATGTTACAGAAAAACAAATAGAGCAGAATGAAAGATTAGCAAAATCTATTAAAAAGGTTGAAGAATCTACAAATGAATTGCATGATAAATGGTTAGATAATTGGATTGATATGATTGAGGCTTCTGATGCATTAACTCAATCATTCGGTGATGCGTTCGCGGGTGTATTAGAACGTGCTGCAATGTCTAATCAAGATTTCTTCACAGCTACTATTCAGGGTTTTCAAAATATGATAGCGCAAATGATTTCTACGCTTGTTGCTAATGCTGCTATATTTGCAATATTTAAGGCATTTGGTGTGCCTGGAGCTGATAGGATGTTTGGCGGCGGTTCACTTTTAGGTTTACTTGGTTTTGCTGATGGTGGACCAGTGACAGATAATAAACCTATCATAGTAGGTGAACGAGGGCCAGAAATATTTGTACCTCCTTCTAGTGGGACGATAATACCGAATGAGCAAGTCGGTGTTACAATTAATTTTAATGGCAATGTAACAGATAAAAGATATGTACAACAATTTATTATCCCTGAGATACAGAAATCTATGAGGCGTGGTATATGAGTCTTTCCGGAACTGTAGATTATTGGGATTTAGCACGTAAGAATAGCGCAGCAAAAGAAAGCTGGCTAATCAAGTTATTCTATGATAACGAGGATGCTGCTGATTATATCGGTATATCTGACACTGATGTAACAATAGATTCTATCTTTTACCATGGCATAGTAACAGATTTCGGTGAGATAACAGAGAGTTTAGATTTACTTAAAAGCAAGGCTTCAATAGGTAATGTAGACATTACTTGCCAAAATACGTACAGAGGCAAAGAGTTTTCAAAAGAGTTGTGGCCAAATACAGGCTCACAAAACTTATATTATATTAATCGTAAGGTAGAAATTTATTCTCGCTTTGGTGACACGACTGCCATTGCAAAATGCAGATTAATATATGAAGGGCGATTGTTTAATTTTACACAAACAGTTGATAGTATAGTATTACATATTGAGGAGAAGAAACCACAGGATTTTATTCAACTGGCAACTACAAAAAGCACTGATGGCAAAGTTACTTTTCCTGTTGTTTATGGAAACTATACAGCTTCGGGAAATGCTGTTGCAGCCGAAACTTTAGTAGATAATAAAGCAGTATGGCCATTAGAGGTACATTCAATTATAGGTGAAGGTGCTAATGCACATTTTTATTGTGTCGATGGAATTAACCAAACTCATAACTGGCATTTTTACGAAGAGTCTTTAGATACTTTTCACGAGATTGAAGAGGATGGATTGGGTGGAACGGTTACGGCTTTTAAGACTGGTTTTGTTGATCCTGTTAAGTGTACGTGTCGACGTGGTTTTATATTTGAAGCAAATATAGTAAGCGCAACTAGTGCAGGAGGTGATACTGAAACCTGGGCAGATACTGAAAATGCTATAGATGGTGATGAGACAACAGATGCAAGTGTTACAGTCTCTAAATCTATCGATGCTGGCGGTAGTCCTTATGTTGGAACTTTTAAAGTTGAATTCCCTTCTATTGATGGTACTTTTGATAATTCGCAGCTAGATGCCAGAATGTATTATAGCATTACAGTTACAACTGGTGACGGTGGCGCAATGACCACAGCACTTGCCGAGCATGATGTATTTGCTAATCTTGTTGATTTTGTTACTGGTGTGGGTACACAGGCGGATGGCTGGTCAAGCTGGTTTAATGATGTTGATACAGATTACACAACAAATAAAGAAATTATGAATCCGCTTGAATTTAGGGTTACAATTAATGAGCCTGGTGGAGCACCAAGAAGTTATGCGTCTGTTACTACATTATCAAACGTGCAACTTAGTGTTGTTGCTCAATACGATTGGGATGGCGATTTGAACGGTTTAGCAGGAAGTAAAGATATTGATCAGTTTAATAATTCAATAGAGAAGATAAAATTCTTATATAGTTCGAATGATGGCTATGATCAGGTATTTACAAATGCACCAGCGCCAGCAGAAACAGCGACCTTACCTCATCAAATATTCAGAGATATGTTGAATAGATTTGCCGGGTTTGATGTTGCTACAGCAAACATGATAGGTTATGCTGACTTAGATGATGCTCGTGATGGTACAGATGATGCTGGAACGGATTGGGATTGTAGATTTTGGATAGATAAGCCAACAAGTTTAGATGATGTTTTGCAGCAATTACAATTTGAGGGAGGTTTTATATTTAAATATTATCCTTCTGGTGGTAAGTTTATATTTGTAAAAGACAACTATCACCTGCCGGCTTATCCTGATCATGTAATATATGATACTGATTACACAAATCTTGAAACAAGTTTAACTCCATTTAGTGAAATTATTACAGACGTTGATTATCAATATCAAAAGCATCCTGCTAAAAGTGGATACGTTAAAACAAGAAACTTTTTAAATACAGATAGTGGGAAAACAAGCAGAGCAGATTATTGGCCAAGTATAGCAGCAGAAGAAAATAAAACACAAATTACTTTAGATTATTTGGTGGATGATCCTTTTACAACAGGGACAGATACTAACCCAAATTCTTGTATTGCAATGTACTATGATAATATATGGGCAGATCCTAAGATATTAGTTAATTGTGATATTATCAATCCGGCACTTTTTGATCTTGAGATAGGAGATACAGTCAGGTTTGATGATGACTATGTTAAAAGTGGAAAGAGTGCAACGGTGTATTATATGGTTACTGAAACACGTAGAACAATAGGCGGTTTAAGTATTCAATGTAGGGAGGTTGGAACGTCGTGAGTTTTTTTAAACAAGCAATTAAATTTTATCCTAACTGGCTTAATTATAATACTAGTGATATTGACGGGATTAATTATGATCCTGAGAATGAACCGACGGTAGTTGGAGAAGATTATAAAAATAGTGGGGATTCTGCTTTTGGTAACTTTGCAGCAAATGGGCCTGCTTATGATTGTATAGATAATAAAATTGGCTCGGTTGTTACAATAGAGACAAGTGGGCAATCTTCTACGCCTGAAATACACTTTGACCTAACAACAGCTATAAAATTTGATACAGTTATTTTAGCAAACCATAATCTTGGAACGGTTGAAGTCGATGTAGAATTTGATGATACGTCTGGGAATGTCGGCTTTGATACGTGTAACTGTACGACTTTAAACATTAGATACCCTAAAGGCTACTATGTATTAGATAACGCTGTTACAGTTTCAAGTAATACGGCAACTTTTGTAAGTGGTGAAATTGGAATAGCATTATTTGAAACAGATTCAGAGCCAGCAGAGACAGTTTTTGAAGTTGACCTTGATCCTACTGGAGCAGCTTTTACAGCAAACAATTTAACAATGGGCGAAGTTATTGCAAGTCAGAAATGGACAGCTCCACACGCTCCTGAAACTCAGGGCTGGCGAAATGTTGATAGATATGGGCATGTAATTAATAGAACACAAGGCGGACAGAACTACGGTACGTTTAATCATGGTATAAAAAAGAGAATTACTTTATCTTGGAAGAATCTTTCAAGTTCTCAGTTAGATGATTTAGAAGAAGTTTTTCAAGTTACTAAAGGAAGTACTTATCCTATGTTTGTTGATTTGGGCGAACATGCAACACAGCACTATTTAAGGTACATGCGGTTAGTTGGAGACTTTTCGAGTGTACCTATTGCCGGTGGAACTTATCATAATGTCCAGTTAACATTGGAGGAAGAATGAGTTATTCAAGTGCTAATGACAATTTTGGCAAGATAGTAAACCAGGGAATTTTTACTTTATTAAATGCTGAGATTCCAAGAGAGAAAGTTGTCTATCAGCCAGAGTTTAGAAAGCAAGATTTGACACGACAAAAGTATTATAGAATTTATCAAAATGGTTCTGAATTGGTAAGTAAAGGTACAAGTTATGAGGTAAGAAGTTATAACTATCAGATAAGTTACTATTACCAATTTTCAGGTGATGAGAGCAAGAAAAAGTTTGAGGATATAATTTCTAATGATTGGGAACATTTGTATTTTAAACTAATGAGCAATAGAGGCTATGAGCCTTCTTCTGGTTATGCTTGGCATGATATAGAATTTGGAGAGGTTACAGGCGTTATTTGGGGTATTGATGACGAAGAAAAAAACGTTGGACATATAGATGCTGAGGTTAGTTTTACAAGATGTAATCAATTTGAAATAACAGAAGAAATAGTAATTGAGGGAGATATTGTAATTGAATAAAATTTTATTATTACTGTTTATTATGGTCTGTTTTGTACAGGCTCAAACAGAACTATTTGAAATAACTCCCAGAGAAGGGAGGACAAGAAAGCTTGTTAAAAATGCTACTGTTTACATTGTAAATGATATTACTACCGACTCTCTTATACTTACAGAGTATACAAGCGGTAAAGCTGGTACTTATTATCGCAATGATACTAAATATGGCAAGTATAAGGTTTATGTTAACGGCACAAAAGTAAAAGATGCTCACCCCTTTGGTGTTATGCAGCAAGTGTCTGATACTCTTGAGTTGAAGCGAGCTGGTAGTGATTACTCAAAACTAATATTGTTACAGCTTTCTTCTGGTAATAGTTATGGTGGTGGTACGTTTGTGTTAAGAAGTGCAGCTTTTTGTCAAGCTATTTTGGGGGATTCAAGTGCTAATAGCGTAACAATATTTACGTCAGCAACGGCAGGGACAAGATGGGTACGTCAAGCTTTTATTGACAACGGCAGAAAGCTTAACCTATGGTGGGCAGGTGGAATAGGAGATGGTACAACTAATGATTCAACAGCATTTGCAAGAGCTTGGGCAGCCACAGATAGCTGTGAGAAAGGTTCTATTTTTATACCAGAAGGTAATTTTGTCTTAGGAAAACAGTTCGATGCAAACTGGAAGCCATTGAAACTAGAGGGTGTCGATAGACAAAAAAGTATTATTGATTGTGAAATTTCGGCTACAGCACACGCTTTTATAAAGGTCGGCAGTCATACTAACATAAGAAATATTTATTTTACAAATACAATATCGACATCTGGTTTAATTATAAGGACGTTAGAAGCTGCTCCAAATGATCTTGAATATATTACAATTAAGAACAATACTTTTGATTGTTCATCTCGCTCTATAAAATTTTCAAGGGTAAATTCCTCTATTATTTCTGATAACTTTTTTATTAACTCAAGTGGTAATCGTGGAAACGCAATAACATTAAAGGAATGTGATAGTATTATTGTTAAAGGAAATCACTTTGAACAACAGGCTGCTGAATCAGGGAACATATCTCCAATAAATACTCAAAACCTTATACACTCTGTTATCTCTAATAATATAATAGAATCCTCCTATGAACATGGTATACTACTTGAGGACAATTCAGACTATAATACTGTTACTGGTAACGTTATAAAGATTGTGAATGGCAGTAATGGACATGGTATCTTTTTGCAGGGTGGTTATAATAATGTTTTTACTGGCAACACTATTCAAGGCCCAGGTGATGTTGACGGAGGAGATGATACTGGAATAAGAGTACAACTTAGATCAATACAAACTAATGGGCATAATGTTATTGGGAATAATAAAATTTATGACTTTTCACACGGATTGTATTTTGTTGCTCCTGGAACAGACAGCGTAGATAATGATACTTATGATGTTGGCCCTTTTATCTGTTGGAGTAATGAGTTTGAAAATGTTCATACAGGTATGAGGTTTGTTTCGAATGCTACTGCTCCCGAACACGATAGTTTAATGTTTCTTATCAAAGGTAATACTTTCACAAATGTTACTCAAAACGTTCTTATAGATAATTCAAGAGCAAGAACTATTTTTGAATTAAACACAGTATATAAGTCTTTGCACACAACAATAGCGAGTGTTGGTTATGGAGGAAATAAATGGTTTAGGTTTAATACTGTTTTAAGCTCTCCAAGTATGACAGACCTTGTTACATTAACATCAATGAGTGGATATACTGTTGTGGAAGAGCATAATATTGTTTCACCTAATACTATAACAAACTCTCTGCCTCAACCGCATAAGGGATTTATCTTAACAAGTGGAGATTCGCTTATTTTCGATGGTGGTGGTGGTAATGACTACCTAAAGTTTGATGGCACGAATAAAATATACTGGTATGTAAACGGTGCTATTGTAGATAGCCTGAGTCCATAAGGAGTAAAAATGAAATTTATCTGGATATTATTCATAGCTGCTATTTGTCAAGCACAAATTTTAACTGAGAATTTTAACAACTTTAAAATAGATACAAATCACGTTGCTGTTAAGTCTAATATTGTTGCTTTGTATAGGTTTAATAATAGCAGTGATGTAAATGATTTAGTTAATTCACATACTTTAACAGCAAATAATAGTGTAGGAGACTCACTTGTTCCAACGAGTTATTCGAGTGGTGACTCTTCTGTTTATTTTAAGGGAACGAGTAGCCAATTCTATAGTATTGCTTATGCATCTGCTGCTGATTTTAGATTTACTGAAGCTAATGAAATAACTCTTTTATGGCGTGGATATGTTGATGATGACAATAGCTATAAGTCTATTGTCTCTTTTTGTGGACAGGCTGGTGTTGATGGTATATCTTATTATTGGCGATATAATTCAAGTATGCGTACTCACGTTGATGCTGATAATGCAACTCTTACACCTACGAGTAGTAATAGAACACTTGAAGGAACTTATGCAATAACTATTGGGTCAGGAGGTGCAGCATGGACAAATGCTACTGTCTGGGAAAATGGAACTGCTGGTTCAGTTGTTGATGTAAGTGGTTATTCAGTGGTTTATACTAACAATAGAAATTTTGGTATAGGTGCAGATAAGGCAGGACTACAATATTGGTTAAACGGTACTATTTATGACCTAATTATTATTAATGATGAACTAACAGCAAAAGAATTAAAGGATATTTCATACCTTGCTTATGGCTGGAAATCAATAGGTGGAGATGTTACAAGATTAAACTTGGGGTATTTTCAGGGTGTTCAATCAGATACTATTTACAAGGCTATTCCTGATTCAACTATGCCAGATGGTATGCAACCACAACTATCTTTTAATTATAGCACAGATGGTTCAAGCTGGACAACTTCAACAACCGCGTTTACAAGAAACTTTAGTGGTGATTCATTACTCTTTGGTAATGATGGAACTAATTTAAAAGCTTATTATGGAAGTACGGGAAGCATGACTGAGATTGTTAGCGTTTCAAGTGGCGCGACTATTTATGTTGATGCCATTAGCTTAACGTCGGAGACAAGTGATGCTGATGACAAGGGCTTTAAAGAATTTCCAAAATTTTCTGGTTTTCCAAATAATAATTGAGGACATTATGAAAAAGATATTTTTAGTTTTACTATTTTTCGGAATAGCGCAAGCACAATATAGTGCCAATGAACATAGATTCGAAGTAGCAATTATTCCTGTAGGGCCAGGCATCGTTGATGCAGCATTTCATAAGCAAGATTCTGTATATGTTCAATTTGATTATCAACCTGAACAGAATCCTATTACAATATGGGAAACGGCTTTTGCGGATACTATAAGAATAAGTTATGATAATAGCCCGTCTTTATGGGATGCTAATTTAAGAGCTACGGTCGCTTTTACTTTAGCGAATAATGTTGCTTTTGTTGAGAATCAAAGATATCAATTAAAGATTCGTACTTATGGTGGGTCAGGGCCAGGGTATCCAGATTGGTCTCCTTATATGTTAAGCAGTCTATTTTTTGAGATTGAAGAGGAGGTGCCAATAAACCCCCCGCGAGTTCCAGCAAATGGTGGCCTATAGTTGGTATCGTTGTATTGGTGATTGCTGGAATAGTTGGGATAATTTACTTAGCTAAAAAATAGGAGTTATTATGGGTGAGTTTGAAGAAGGTTTAAAAAAACTTAATGAAGGCTTGGCGAAGCTTGAAGAAATCAATCGTAAAGTTCACAGGCTAGAGCATGCTGTTGAGGATCTTGAGCTAAATCTTGAAGAGAAATTTGATAATTTATTAGTCGATGTTAACAGGATTTTAGAAATATTAGAAAACTCGATTGTTACAATAAAGAAGATTAATAAAAAGCCTATAGAATGAATTGTGCAGAGTGTAGATTTAACTGGGATTATTTTGTGCCATTAGACGATTATCCAATATATAAGAGGTACAAATATTGTTTTATTCAGGACAAGAAGCCTCCGGATTGTACACTCCCTGATGTTGGCCATAGTATTCATGGAAAGATACACAAGAAAGCTATTGAAAAACGGAAACCTAAAAACATTATGAAGATAGTAGGATGACACTTAAAAACCCAATTAAAAGAAAAGCAGAGGTTAAAAAAGCTGCGCCAAACATTTATAAAAACTTGTTTGATACTGCTCTTGGCGTTGTTATTGGTTGGTCTTTCGCTCATTATGCAGTTGATTCTTTTGAAGGTACTTGGCCGAATGTTTCTATGGTAGAAATTATATTAAAATTAATTGAAGACCTATGGTTTATAGGAGGGCTGCCTCTTGCCAGATGGGTATTTGAAATATACAGGAAGAGAACATGAGCAATATATCTGATAGCGTTTGGAGATGGATATCTCTTATTATTATTATAGGTGGTTTTATAGCAACGAATGTGTATCAGGAAACACGGATGCAGACACTTGTTGAGATTCACCTTGGGAGAAAAGATTTACATGTAGACGAAGGCGAGTTCGTTTTAAAGGAAAACGAAAAACATGCTATACACAATCTTGCTTTAAAAGGTTATCCATTTACACAGGGTGATAGACAAGCCTTATCCGATTGGGTATCATTTAATAAAAATTGGGAGAAAGAAGTACAGCGTATTGTTGAAAAAACTATCATAGCATACGAAAAGCAAAACAGATAGATTCGGGCGATTACTAAATAGTTTAAATTGGTACTCAAAAATACAGTAAAACTGACTTTATGGGCGCCAAAATAAACAAACTTGCATGTTGCATATATAAAACATTATATTGCAATATGAAAATTGGAAAAATATTAAACACTTACAGACATGATAACAAAATATCTATACGAAAGATGGCAAAGTTTATAGGTATTTCGTTTGCAACATTAAGCCGTATTGAGAATGGCCGTGAGGTCGATGGTGATACGCTTGTCAAGTTATTTAATTACTTATTTAAGGAGTAAAGTTATGTTGAACGAAGATGCTCAAGAAATTTTATACGCTGCAATAAGTGTGGCCAATGCTGCTGCTGATGGTTTTGACTGGTCAGATTTAGGCTCATTGGTAAATTTCCCAAGCGCAATTTCAGGCTGGTCAGATGGAGTAGCAAATCTTAAGGCTACGTTTGCAACAGATGAAGGTAGGGATGAGATAGAAGATTACGTTGCTGATAATTTTGATATTCCTGATAATGCCCTAGAAGAAAAAATTGAAATGTCTTTGGCGTTTGTGTACGCTGCTTTTGATTTATATGCTACCTGGACTCAAGGCCAGGATGATATTGATGGTGAACCTGTTTAGTCATAAATGAAGAGGTTGCAATTTGCAACCACAAGGAGCAACAATGGAAATACACACAATAATAATTTATTCATGGTATGCTTTTTTGATTCTTTTAGGATCTGCTATAACACTTTTTATTCAATGGATATGGAAGAAATAATATGTGGAAATTATTAAAACTTGCAAAGCAAGTTGATAAGATTAAAACTTACATGGATGCCTTTAATGTTGACATTGAACTTATCCATAAAAAACTTGATAAAATTATTGCCAGGCAAAAATCGTAGTTGATTACGAAAAAGTAATACTAATATGAATAGCGAACATCAATTATATGCTATAATTATCTTTGCAGGGTTATTAGGTTTTTTTAGCTGGACGACTTCAGATGATAAAACTATGCTTGTAGATATGAATAGGCGTATGATAAAAACCATTGAGCTAAAAGATGCCCAGATAGATAGTTTAATGAAATGGGTTGAGGAGTGCGAGGGATGGGAAAACTCAATAGACGTAGATACGATAAATTTAAAGATGACATCAAAAGACAGCGTAAAGAATTTGAATCTGAGCTACAGAAATCTAAATCGTTATCTGCTAAAATATCCGCCAACGTTCAAAAGCTTTCAATCGCGAAAGTCATCCTGGTTCTTAAAACAGTGAAGGACTATAAGGAGAGCAAATATTTCTTAATCATTTTAATTGTTGTTGCTATAGTCGTATTTTTTTTAGGAAGATAATGAGTGATATATTAAAGAGAGCCTTAACACAATATGGTATTAAAGAAATACCTGGAATAAAAAACAATCCTGAGATAATGAAATACTTTGATGTGATGGATATGGATTGGGTACAGGATGATGAAACCGCGTGGTGTAGTGCATTTATGAATTGGTGTTGTATTGAGTCAGGTAAACCGGCAAGCATGGCATTAAATGCCCGAAGCTGGCTTGGTGTTGGCAATGTTGCAAGTACTCCACAGCTTGGTGATATAATTATCTTTTGGCGCGAAGATCCGAAAAGCTGGAAGGGTCACGTAGGAATTTATATCAATCATGGACATGGTGCAGTCTGGACATTGGGAGGCAATCAGAATAACATGGTTTGTATAAAGCCCTATCCATCAAGCAGGGTAATTGGTTATCGAAGGGTGTAAACTAAATTTATAATTTATTATAGTTATAACTAAAATGACATTATTTGAAATTGGCGCATGGTTTTTATTCGGTGGACTTTGCTACTCTTTACGCGAAGCAGAGATGTGGTTAAATTATCGTTCGCCAAAGTGGATGAAAAATGATTGGTGGTTAGGTGAAACCAAGCGTTTGCCGTGGTGGACTTTTCAATGGTGGAAAGATGCGTATCATTTTTTCGGTAATCTTGTACGTGTGGCGTTAGCGATAAGACTATCTTTTATATACAGTATAGAAATAGCGTTGCTATTTTTTATCTTGTGGGCTGCTGGCAGATACTTAAGCCAGTGGTACATTAAACAATGAACCGCCTCGCCCTCCTAAATCTTCAAAATGCAGTAGGATATTTGACTTAGGTAGCCTCCACTGCTTAGAGGCGGTTCTTTTTCTTTACAAAGGAGCAGCTAATGAAGAAAGTAGATATAGTACGAGAGTATTTAGATAAATATATTGATTCATTAAAAGAAGGAACATTAAATAAAAAACAATTAGCTAGACAAATAATGCTTGATTACCCTAAGATATTTAAAAATCTTGAGGATGTCAGATGCATGATAAAAGAATGTACTGTCCCCAGATATAAATCAACAGTTGTCGTAAATCCTGAACACGTATTTATTTCAAATCAAAAACACGGTATAAAATCATCCTTACCTAAATCCGAAGCAAAGCCGTTACCTGATTTTATCTTCCCTAAAGAGCTTGTAAAGACATTTTGTTTTGCTGACGTTCACATACCTTATCATGACGAGAAAGCCGTTACAGGAGCGGTGGAGTACGCTAAAACGCAAGATATAGATTCTATACTTATTAATGGTGACTTTTTAGATATGTATCAGGGAAGTTCTTTTATGAAAGATCCGCGAATGTCATCTTTAGAAAAAGAACTCGAAGCTGGTTATTGTTTTATACTTTATCTCAAACAAGAATTGAACGTTCCAATCTTTTATAAGTTCGGGAACCATGAATTTAGATGGCAAGTTAACCAGATGAAATTAAATCAGGCAACGGTTGGCATCGCAGAAGTTGAGTTACCAAACATAATTGAAGCCAGGGAATGGGATGTTACTATTATCCAGCAGGAGCAAAAAATTAAATATGGTAAATTAAATATCATTCACGGCCACGAGCTAAAATACGGTGTATATTCTCCCGTAAACCCAGCGAAGGGATTGTTTAATAAAACTAAATCTAATACTCTTGCAGGACATTGGCACCAAACGTCAGTACATCATGAATCGGACTTTAATGAAAAAGGTATTGGTTGTTTTTCTCTTGGCTGTCTGTGTAATTTACGGCCGGAATATAGTCCTTATGCATACCTCAAATGGAATCACGGGTTTTCAATTTTAAGCAAAGAGGCTGATGGTACTTTTCATGTAGACAATAGACGAATTATAAACGGTGAAGTTATATAGTTTATATTATAACGTTTAAGGTTATATTTAACTAAAACAAAACTTAGTTAAAGTTCGCGAATCGCGAATCGCGAAATAAGTGTTTTTCACCGGTTGTAAGTGTTTTTCACTACACTTGTGTATAAGTGTAGAACTTTTGAACGAAACCCGTAAGGGTATATTTAGCAAAAAAATGTTGTTTATATACCTTAACGGGTATACGGGCGTATACTAAAGCAGCTAAAAAAAGTGCAATTATTTTCAACCGAGCTATTGACAATGAAGGTATACTTTGTATCTTTAAAGCAACAAACAGATCAAACCTGTAGGAGGGTGAAATGAAAACTAAAGATATTAAAGATACTATTTATAGGATGAGAGCTACAGAAAAAGAAAAAAAAGAGCTTTTAAAACAATGTTTAGACAGGAGTCCTCATGCTTTGTTTGCTGTTTATGGCTTATCAAAAAGGCAAACTAAATGATAGTCTTTCACCTAATACTAGCTTTATTGTTTAGCCTGCCAAAAGCAGAGCAGCGACTTGATGCGTGTACAAACAAAAAGGATAAGCAATGATAACAGACCATTATCCAGTAAATGACAAGATAGACTTAAATACAAGATTTCATTCGTTAGATAAACATATCTGGGACATTTATCATATATCAGATCCTGAAGACAACTTTAATAAGTGGGCTGGTTATCTTGAAGAAAATGGTTATTATGATGATGCTTATAAATGCGAATGGGATGAAGATTGGTTAACCGATGCCATAGAATTTGGGAGAAAATTATTATGACACATCAAGAGCAAGAACTACTAATACAATTTATTGAGGCCCACATAAGCAAACTTTATAATTATATAGATAGTAGAATTTTAACGGAAATATGTAAGCACAGGATAGATGATCATGATGAAACATATATAGGGGAAATGTATATTGGTTTTGTAAAGCCTCTTGAGGAAGAATTAGACAAAATTAAATATAAGGAACATACCAAGAAAAGGAAGCCATTATGAACCACAGACTAAAAGATAAAGATAGGGTTATCTGTGCTTGGTGCTGGTATCACAAACCTTTAAAATGGATATGCCAAAAGCTAGGAATTGTATTGAGTCATGGAATTTGCCAGAAGCATTATAATGAGCAGCTTGACAATTTACGGAAGGGAGTTTAACGGCCTGCATTTGGAAGTCGCGGACATTTGAACGGGATGGGCCGGAAAACCATTTGCAGGCTTTTATAAGGAGGAGAAAATGACGGATCTTGAGAATTGCCAGCATGAATTAAAGAAAGCAGCAGATATAATTAAACGAGCGAGTAGGTTTATTAATGAATTTTATGCTGGCTATATAATTCACTATGTCCGCGATGTAAATGATGGAACGCTAAAGAGTCTTTTAGATGATTATGGACTTAAGCTTGAAAAGGGCAGATTAAAACTAAGGTTAACAAAATAGGAGCTATAATGGAATGGTATTATATATATATATTAGTACTAATTTTATCTTGTTGTTTTGGCTGGTTCATTGGCTGGTTGAAAGATCGGAAATAAATAAAGACACAAGGACTAATTAAGCAAGGATAAATTATGATTGGCTTTACTTTTTGTTTATCTTACAGAAACTCCTATCCGTTAAAGTTGACTATCAAAGAAAATATTTTTGCTAAGGCGAGACTTAAATATATCAAGTATCTAAATACTGAATATAATATTGTACCACAGGATAATCTTATCAAGTGGATCAACCAAAAACAATATGCGGCATTGTTAAATGAAGATAATAATTGAGCGCGGTTATTTAAGGATAGTTAAAGATGACGGTATTTATTACTTGTTACAATATAAAGGCCATTATTGGAGTTGTGTTTTTAAGGGCAACGGCTGGGAAGTTAAGAATATGTTTAGGAGAATGAGATAATGAACGACGACAAACTAAGATTAAGGCTGGCCTTTAAGTCTATCTCTTATTTAAAATACAGAGCACAGAAAGAGTTTAATATCTTTATTCGGCAACGTGATTTTGGAGAGCCTTGTATTTCTTGCGGCAGTCCATTAGGGCAGAACTATCACGCAGGTCACTTCTTTTCAATAGGCGCGCATTCGTCTGTAAGGTTTGATAAAGATAATGTACATGGCCAGTGCATACGCTGTAATAACTTTTTGCATGGTAACTTAGCTAATTATAAAGATAACTTAATTAAAAAGATAGGTATCGAGAAATTTAATGCTCTTGATACTAGAAAGAATGATACTGTAAAACGTAAAAAATTAGATTACATAGATATTATTTTAAAATATAGAAATAAGGAGGAGTAATGATGAGTATTTGGTATACAATAGAAGATCCAGAAGATGTTGATATTGACCGTGATTGCAATGAAATAAATATACTATACAATAGCGACAATCAGGGTAATTATTATGTTGCAGTTCCTATTAAGATTCTGCAAGATAAAATTGATGAATTTTATGGCGATTCTGAAAGTCCGTCGATGGATGAGAAGTGACAGGATCAATGTGATGCTAACCATCGTATGGACCAGGCAAGGGGATTGAAATGAATGAACCTAGTGAAATAATGTATTGTAGCTTTGGTGGACACTGGACAGAATCATATATTAATTACTTTACTAATTACGGCGGGATCTGCGAAGATTGTGCAAATGCTGTCGCAAAAGAGGAGGGCAAGATGGAAGAAGAATTATTATCTGAATGCTGTGGCGCAGAGTCAACAGTAGAAATTATTGATGGATTGGGTATATGTGCGGAATGTAAAGAACATGCTGAATTTATAGATGAAGATGAGTCTTGTAATGAGGGCGGTGGTTTGCATTATGATAGAGATATTGATCAAGCACATTTAATGAGTGAAGCGAGGAAATTAAAATGACTAAAATGGAAAAGTTTGCTTTGTCTCAAATGGAAATAATTGACAAACAAAAGCGTGAAATAGAGCTGTTACATTTAACAATTTCACGTTTAACAGAATCGCACCAGGAAGAAATGAAAAAAGAAATTGGTTATCTTCAAAAGAGATTAGATCAGCTATCAGAAAAGATTGAAAATTATAATTTAATAATTAACGTACATAAACAATTAGGATCAGCAAATGCTGAAGGAGGGAAGAATGAAAGTAGATAATAAGAATGAGTTTAAGCCAGATCCATTTCCAGTTGGCGTACACCATGCAGTATGTTATTCAATAATTGATTTGGGACATCAATCTTATGAATATATGGGAGAGTCTAAAGTAGCTCGTAAGGTAATGTTAACTTTTGAAGTTCCTGCAATCAGAATTGAATATGAAAAAGACGGCGTAAAAAAAGAAGGGCCAAAAGTAATTGGCAAAGAATATACGGCTTCACTTGGCGAAAAAGCTAACTTGAGAAAAGATTTAGAATCCTGGCGCTCAAAAGCTTTTACATCTGAAGAGCTTGATGGATTTGAGTTGTCGGATTTATTAGGTGTTAATTGTTTGTTAAATGTTGTATTGAATGAAAAGAAAACTTATTCTAAAATTGCAGCAATTACACCTTTAGTGACAGGAACTAAACCTTATGATTCAGCAGAGAATCCATTACTTCAATATGATATTGTAATGGGTGAAGCTTTTCCTGATAACATGCCTCAATGGTTAAGGGATAAAGTCTTAAAAGCTAAAGAATTTGATGCGCCACAAACGGCTACAGAAAAGGCACGCGAAGAGGCAATTAATAGTCCAAACGAAGACGATGATCTTCCATTCTGATGGACTATCAAACAATAAGCGCAAAGATACAGGAAGAGATTAAAACGCTCAGGAAGGCTCGTAATTCGCTTCTAACGCGCTCAGAAGATAAAGCCAATGCTTTAGGTGCTTATGAAAAGAAGCTTGCACAGACGATGATACAGCTTCGTAATGGTCAGGTGGTTGAGTTAGATGGTAAAGAAGTATCATATACTTCAGCTACGGGGCTAGAAAAAATTGCAAAAGGGTGTTGCTATAAAGAGTCTATTGCGTTGGATATTGCTGAAAGTAATTTACGGAATGCTCATGTAAGCATGAGAGCAACGGAAAGTATAATTAACGCTTTGCAGTCACTTTTACGATATGAAGAATAAAAACAGCGTAACTGAGGAGCTAAACAAATGATGTGGGCTAAACAAAGAAGTCGCTTATATTGCCGGGTTTGGGCAATAATAGACTATAGAGTGTGGTTTTGTCCTTGTTTCTACTCTCCACCGTTTGGGCGGGTAGTCTCGGCAGACTGCAAAAAACATGATTAAGGAGCTAAACAAATGACACTAATTGAAGATATAAAAGCCAAGTGCGAGAACGATGATCCGATAACTGTAAGCAAGATAATTAACATCATTAAAAAGCGCGAACCTACAGCCAAACAGTTAAAAGAATTAATATTCAAATATCACGGGGACGAATTTTACAGCAAAAAAGAGAGTGAAATAAGAGTTCTTAATTTTATCGATTGTGAAGCAATAATTGAGGAGCTAAACAAATGAGTGATATTGAGATTGTAGTACATAGTGTTATAATAGGAATGCTAATGGGAATAATTCGTTGGTTATATGATATCACAAAGGAGCTAAACAAATGAGAGGATTTATTGAAGTTGATACGGTGCGCGAAATGGTTGATGAAATTATCAAAAAGCACACCATCACAGCCGAGCGGCTATATGAAGCAATGTCAAAAGCTGGTTTTCGTTATATCGAAGGTGCTAAGGAAATTTGTGAAAAAACGGCAAAGGAGCTGAACAAGCCCGAACACATACCATTAACCAGTGCTAAAAGAAGGTAGGAGCTAAACAAATGAAGAAAGTACATTTAAAATTAATCACCAGAAATGGGATATTAATTAGAATTGATGTGAACAATGCTTGACAAGTGGGTACGCTGGCGCAAAGATGAAAAGGCTATCTATTGGGCTCGAATAAAGCAGCAATGGATAAATATACTACCAAGTGACAGGGAGAAAAGATGAAGTTAATAAAGAAAATTATATGGAAGCTAAATAAGTTAAAGCGTGGTGATATAGTAACCATTAGGCCAATAGACAGGTGCAACTTATCTTGTGATTATTGTATAGCTGTTATTGATGGCAGGGATATAAAGAGTAAAGAGCCTGTTTTAAGTGTTCAGGAATGGATGGAAATACTAGACCAGGAAAAACACAGGATAGTTCAGATAACAGGTGGCGAGCCTATGCTATATCCACATATTAGAGAGTTAGTAAAAGAACTTATAAAGAAGTATCATGTAAGGATATTCTCTAATTTGACAATATATAGAGACTTACCAAAGAGTAGCAAGATCCGTTTTCATGCAACATATCATAGATCGGCAAGCTTGAGAAAGTTTCTAATTAACCTGGACAGATACCGTAAAAAATATTTGGTTGGTGTTTGGGAGATAGAAACAAAATTTGTAAGCGGCAGCCATTGGAAGAAGGAGAAGAAAAGCCAGGAAGAGATGCAATGTAGTGCAGAATATTCTTATAATTCCAAAGGCAAAAAGGTATATATGGCTTGCCATGTAGACAAGGAGCTAAACAAATGAATAAAAAAAGCAAATATAGAAACAGCAAAAAGTACTATTCAAACAATGGTGGTGTAAGAAAGAAAAAGGTCATGGTTGAATATTACAATAAAGAAGACTTTATTAAAGAAGAAGAATTACTTGCTCCTGTACATAATAACAGGCTGTATCTTGAATTTTTTACTGAAGAGAATGTAAGTAAGGTTATGGTTGTTGATGTTTTTAATGAAGTTATTGGTAAGAAAAATGTTAAACCAGGCTTGAATAGTATTGTAATATGAAAACTAAGTTATCAATTCCTATTGAGACAATATATCTCTTGCCAACGGACAGGGAATATTCAGCAGCAGAGGCGATAATACAAATTATTCATGATATTGAAACTCAAAGCGAATGGAGCATTTTAAATTATTCAAAACAGTTTACCTGGAGCAGAACAAAAGTGGAAAACTTTTTACAAAAAAAAACGAACGGACTATCATTGAAAGACAAGCTTGAAAGACATAGAAAAATAACTAATAGCGCACCATTAAGAAGTATAGAGAGCAGAAAAAAAGCCTTTGGTTTAGCATTAGTTCCGTATGTTGAGAAGTATGGAAAGAAGAATATTCGGCAATTTTTTGATTATTGGACAGAGAGCAGCGGTAAGGAATTAAGATTTGAAGCGCAGAAGTTTTTTGATATTCCCAGGAGATTGTCAACAGCAGACAAATTGATATTTAGCAAGAACGGAAATATTGACAGCATACAACAGGAAGCAGATTCATTTTTGAAGTATATGAAACAGGATGGCGGTTATTATAGATCGGATGATAAGCAGCAGTATTTAATAAACTGGATAAACAGAAGCAATAAGAGTAAAGAAGTTAAAGAGTATTGTTTACAGAAAATAACTTGACATTAAGTAAAATAATATTAAATTGAATAACATGAAAACCTTGACAAGCACATTAGAATATAATAATACGTTCGAACAATTAAGACCCGTAGGCTTTTGCTTGTCAAGGCTGCCTGCGGGTTTTTTTTATGTCAAAAATTGAGTCGTACCGGACTACATAAATAAACGGAGCTGTAAATATGAGAGCAGTAAAACAAATGGTGTATGGCTTAGACCATGCGGACTCTACACCCGCCTGCTCTCTTTACATATTCAGACTAAGCAGAGGCGAAATCCAAGCAATGACGTGGCGTCAACTTGGCCTTGCAAGCGAGAGCGAACAATAAGCTGAAGCTGAACCAGAGTTAAAGAAGGGCTCTGCTGGAGAGCAACCCAATCCTCGATAGAGGCTGACAAGGGAACTACTGGAGATCGTGTGACACTAATAGGTGTTCGTTGCAAGTTTTGCAAGGGTAGAAGCCAGGAGTATGTATGAAAGTGCTGAATTTATATGCTGGAATAGGTGGTAACAGGAAGCTGTGGACGGGTGTTGAAGTTACGGCAGTTGAGAATAATCCTGAGATAGCGAAGATTTACCAGGACTTTTTCCCTGATGACACGGTGGTGGTTGGTGATGCTCATCAATATTTATTAGATCATTATAAAGAGTTTGATTTTATTTGGAGTAGCCCACCTTGCCAAAGTCATAGTAAAATGATGAAAGCAACGAGATACGATTTAAGAAGATACCCCGACATGAAATTGTATGAAGAGGTCTTGTGGTTAAAGCATTTTTATGCTGGTAAGTATATTCTTGAGAACGTTGAGCCTTATTATTCTCCACTAATAACATCACAAAAGATTGGCAGGCATTTAATATGGAGTAATTTTTATATTAAACCATATAATGAACCAAACATAAAAGACTTTATTTCTATTGGTGGCATTGCCGGTGCTAATAAATTAAAAAAATGGTTAGGGATGGAATATAAAGGCCAAATTTATTATGATGGTAATCATGAACCTTCGCAAGTTTTAAGAAATTGCGTTCATCCTGAGCTTGGCCTTCACATATTAAACTGCGCTCTTGAGCGTATAGACAAGAACACGTATTCACAGAAAGAATTATTTTAGGAGGGTACTATGAGAGAGATAAAATTCAGAGCGTGGCACAAAGAAGAAAAAAAACTGTGTGCTATTGATATTTTAACGGGTAAGGGTGCTTTTTTGATTGGGGTTTTAAGAGATGAAGATACATTATACGATGGTGGTAAAATGATTATTAGAGCACCAAGAGAAGGGCGGTTTTGTGATAACGATGAATTTGAGCTCATGCAGTTTACAGGCTTGCTTGACAAGAACGGCAAAGAGATATATGAGGGGGATGTTGTAAGGGATAAGTTTGGAAAAGTTGAAAAGGTTTTCTGGAATGAAGTGGTGGTAGGATTTGATTTTCAAGCCGAAAACAATGACGCTTGGATGCCGAACTTCGATGCTGTTGCTTATGAGTATGAAGTAATAGGTAACATATACGAGCTGGCAAAAGTGCCATAATTAAGTGTCATGTTGGATAAAAAACGGGGTGGTGAAGGCAGCCACGCCAGCTTATCTTTTTGGATATTTGCAACTTTCGTATAAAATCGTTAATTTCCTATAAAAATATACTATGGATAGTTATGCACCCAGGTGGTAGGCCAATAGAGTACACGGAAGAAGAAATTAACAAAATAAAAGCAAAGATAGAGAAGTATATTAAAGAAACAGAAATACCTATCGTTGCAGAATTTGCCTATAAAAATGATATACGCAGGCAAACATTATATGAATTACCTCAGTTATCGGACACTATAAAAAAGCTAATAGATAAAAAAGAGGCGCAGCTTGAGAACAAGGGGCTATTTAATGAGGTTAATAATACTATGGCTGTATTCTCTTTAAAGCAGCTTGGCTGGACTGATAATAAACAAGAAAAGGTAATTGTTGAGCTTGACACAAAATCAATCGTGGACGAAATTAAGAAATCTGACACAACAACAGATTAACTATTATAACGATCAGCACAGGTTTCTTATTATCACTGCCGGCAGAAGGTCAAGAAAAACACTAATAGGAAAGCGTAAACTATTGATAAGTGCATTAGAGAAACCAGGCAGATACTTTCATGGAGCACCTACGCACAAGCAAGCAAAGGACATCTTCTGGGACAGCCTCAAGCAAGACACTACAATGTTTCGCACTCAAAGACCAAATGAGACCGATAGGATAATTAATTTATACAATGGTTCTGAAATACACGTATTAGGATTAGACAGACCTGAACGTATAGAAGGCCAGCCCTGGCATGGATGTCATATAACAGAGATAGCCAATGTAAAAGACGGAGCCTGGCAAGCTAATATAAGACCAGCTTTAGCAGATACTGAAGGCTGGGCAATTCTCGACGGTGTACCTGAAGGCAAAAACTTTTTATATGATTTAGCTCTATATGCTTGTGATCATGCAATACCAAAAACTGAACCAATCAAGGGGGCTTATGGATTTAATCCGGCAGACAAACAGTGGGCATTTTATACTTGGTTTTCATCAGATGTTCTTAGCGCGGGAGAAATTCAAGCTAATAAAAACACCCTTGATGAAAGAACTTATAAACAAGAATACGAAGGAAGCTTTGAAGATGTTCAGGGATTACTCTATTATGCCTTCGGACAACATAACGCGTCTAATTGTAAATTCGACAAAAACGATATAGTACATATCGGAATGGATTTCAATGTTAATCCAATGACAGCAACATTTAGTCATATTGAAGGTGATGTTATAAATGTATTTGGTGAGGCGCATCTAGTTAATTCAAATACTATGGAGATGGCTAAACACATCAAAGAGCGGTTTTTACCTAAACAATGTTATATCTATCCAGATGCTACGGGAAAAGCAATGGAATCAAATGCTAGTGAGTCGGATCTTGCGATACTCAGGAAAGAAGGATTTGTTGTACGTGCCAGGACGAGTAACCCATACGTCAAAGATCGCGTTGCTGCTGTTAATAGTAAGCTGAAGTCATTCGATGGTAAAGTAAGATTGAATATTAACTTTAAGAACTGTCCTAAATTAGTAAATGATTTTAACAGGGTAGAAGCTACTGATGATGGACGGGAGAATAAGAAGCAGGAAGATGAAGGCTTAGTACATATATCAAGTGCTTTGGGTTATAACATAGCTTATCTATTCCCTGTGCGGCAGCGTACAGTAACAAATGTGGTGAGGCATTGATGAACTTACTTAACGTCGATTGCATGGAATATATGAAGGGCTGCAAGGATAAACACTTTGAATTGGCTATTGTTGATCCGCCTTATGGGATAGGAGAGGATGGGGGTAAAGGTGTTAGAATTTCTCCATCAAGACCAAATAGTTATAATAGAAAACCAAAATACGAAGCAAAAGGATGGGATAAAAAGCCTCCAAATAAAGATTATTTTATAGAACTTTTAAGAGTTTCTAAAAATGTTATTATTTTTGGGGCTAACCACTTTATCGAAAACATACCAAAAGCAAACAGTTCATGTTGGATTGTTTGGGATAAAAAGAATGAAGGTACTGATTTTGCTGACTGTGAATTGGCTTGGTCAAACATGAAGACAACAGTAAGGAAATTTAGAGTTCATAAGTTTCTCGGGACTCGAGGTGGTCAATTATGTATCCACCCTACTCAAAAACCAGTAAAACTCTACAAATGGCTATTAACACACTTCGCTAAAGAAGGCCAAAGTATCTTTGATTCTCACGGCGGTTCAATGTCATTAGCAATAGCTTGTCATGATTTAGGATTTAACGCAACCATTTGTGAGCTTGACAAAGATTATTATGATGCAGCCGTTAAAAGATATAACAACCACATTAGCCAAACAGATTTATTTAAAAACGACAAGGAAGTCGCATGATAAGGATATCAAATGATATTATCAATAAACAGTAAACAAGATTTATCCAAAGAGCTGGTATTAAAGACAGCTTGGGAGAATATTGACAAAAGCAACCAGATGGAAGTTGATGAGCGTAACAAACTACTTGACTTCTATGATGGCCAACAGGACAAGCCGGAGTATCTTGAGGTATATGGTTTTGAGAATAAACAATCATTACCTTTGCAGACGATAAACTTATTCAAGCGTATTATAGATAAGATTTCTCTTGTTTACAAATATCAGCCTGATAGGACTTTTGAAGATGATGAAGAGTCATCTTATGAGGCATGGATAAATGACAACAGGGATAACAGAAAATATACGGTATGGCTGAAAGAGGCAGAGCGTAAAAAGAAGGCTCTCGGTATGGTATTAAAGAGGCCGATATATTTACCTGATAAAGGCTGGCGTTTTTTTGTTGATACTGAGTGGGAGCCTCACTTTGCTATTGGCGATCCATTTACACCGATTGCTTATTCTATACCTATTAGACATGACACTACAAATACTGATAATAACCAGGAAGACTGGTGGATGTTCTGGAGCGATAAGCATTACTTCTGGTATCAGAAAGACTCCAAGAAAGTCTTTTACGATCCTGCTTTCCCTACAGGTGAACACAAGCTTGGCTTGATGCCTATTGTAGAATCGAGGACAAATTTTCCTACTGAGGACTATTGGGTAACAGGTGCTACTGATTTAATGCAGAGTAACCAAAGTATTAATATATCTCTTAACAACTTGAATTATGCGATACATTATCAGGCATTTGATCAGCCGTGGGCACAAGGTGTTGATGATGAAGAAGCTAAAAAGATAACAACGGGGCCAGATACTTTACCTACTTTACCTGATGGTGCTAGTCTTAACTTACTCGGCTATAGTCCTAAGATTGTTGAAATGACTGAGGCAATTAAGTTTGAGGTTGAAGCAATAAGTAGAAATTATAATGTTAATGTTGATTGGTCGATGAGTGGTGATCCTTCTAGCGGCTTTGCGCTATTAGTTAAGAATATAGACTTAATGGAAGCGCGTGAAG